ATGGAAAGAAAAATCATTGATTTAAATACTACAAATATGACTTTCGAAGAAATTACGAATTTAAAAGATTATGTTTGGAAGAATGATAAATTGATACCTGTAGAAGGTGAATAAATGGAAAAACCAAATTATTACGCAGTAATACCTGCAAACGTTAGATATGATAAAGATTTAACAGCAAATGCAAAATTACTTTATGGAGAAATATCGGCATTGGCACAAAAAAACGGAGTATGCTTTGCAACAAACGAATATTTTTCAAATTTGTATAACTTATCTGAGAGAGCAATTTCAAGACTAATATGTTCTTTAAAAGATAAAAATTACATAAAAGTAGAAATTGATAATAGTGAATCAAATAAAAAGCATAGACAAATTTGTCTAGGGGGGATAGACAAAAATGACAATAACACCCTAGACAAAAATGTCCAATATAATAATACAAGTAGTATTAATAATACAAGTATAACAAAAATCCCTATAGTCCCTTTAACGAATTATGAAAATTGTAGAGGAATGACAAATTCAAAAGATGCATGTTCAAAAAGAGCAAGATTAAAGGTAGGAGATTTATGCTTATGTGGACAACATGCAAGAATGTATTTAACACAAATTGGAAGAACAGATTTAATTGTTCACACGGAAAACTTTAATAAATCTTTATTTGATAAATTTTGGAATGCATATCCAAAAAAGAAATCAAAAGGTGTAGTTGAAAAATGGTTTACTAAAAATAAACCTAGTGAAGAATTAGTAAATGAGATGATAGATAAAATTAATTTATTAAAAACTACTGAACAATGGAAAAAGAATAACGGTCAATACATACCTTATCCATCAACTTGGCTAAATGCTAAAGGTTGGGAAGATGAAGTTTCTATTGATGGAATAGTTGAAACAGAAGAAGAGGAAATTGCAAGATTAAAAGCTGAAGTTGAAAGAAGAAAGGCAAATGGTGATTGGTAATGACAATAGAGGAAACTAAACAAATAGTAGATAAAATAAAAATTTATAGACCTAATTTTGGAGGGCAATTTGATAAATCAGGATTTGATAAATTGAAACTTGAATGGTTTAGAATTTTAGAACCATATGACTATGCTGATGTAAATAGAAAACTAGATGAGTATTTTGAGGACACCGATAATACTAACAAATATCCAGACCCTTATTATTTGACAAGATATGTAACTAAATCTGAAGAAAAAAAGAAAGTAGGAGTTATATACATTAAATGCCATATATGTAATAAAGATATTGAAAGAAACTTATTTGACAAGCATTTTGATAGATGCAGTTCTGTAGAATATATTTGTAGAAATTATAAAAAATATTATAACAAAACGATTGATAGAGATAAACTATGGAAATTATCTGACATTGAGTTTGGTGAGAAATATTGGAAGTTTTGTGAATCATTACTACAGGTTACTGGAATGTCAGAATTAGAAAAAAGAGCTTTAACTAATGCGGTATTAACCCATTACGGACATGAGCCAATGTATGAAATAGAAGAAATGACTAAGGTGGTATAAGATGATAGAACTAATTGATTTAACTAATTGGAAAAAGCAAAAAGATATAATTTCGGAACTTCATCACGAACATGGAATTAACATTTCATCAAGAGAGTGGAGGTCACAAGTAGAAAAATGGAATAAAAAATTCGCTGATGGTATTGTCAATTATTATATAACACATTCAAACGAAAAAGGCTTTAAAGCTACTACAGATTATTCAGAAGCAAAAATTGCTAGAAATGATTATTTAAAAAGAGCATATACCATGATAAAAAAAGCAGCAGAATGCGATAGAGCGTTTAGAGAAAAGGTGAATTATAAGATGGATTTTGAAGAAGGAGAGTTAATATGAGACCATTTGAATATTTGAAAGAAAAAAACAAATTGATTGAAGAAAATATGAAAATAAGAAAGCAAAAACACTATATTGAGCAAAAATTTAATATGTTAAACAATAACTTAAACGAAATTACTAACAAATATATAAAATTGTTAGAACAAAAATCAGAGCAGTTTGATTTATATGTTAAATATCAAAATGAGTGCATTGAATATGCAACAAAAAATAGAGAATATAAAAAAGAAATTGCTACATTAAAAGAACAAGTAAAATCAGTTATAGAGGAAAACGATGATTTAAAAATAAAGTTGGAAAAGACATCAAAGAAAGCAAGTAAGTTATCTAATGAAAAGTAAAGCAGATAAATGTAAATATAATGTTAACGGAATATGTAAAGTTTCTTATTTTGACATAAATAAACCTCATTGTAATACTTGTACTTCATATGAAGAAAAAACAAAATGTTCGGTTTGTGCTGAATACATTGAAAATGGCAAAGAATTTTATCACAAGTGGGACATTGGGCAAATTGAAAAACCAATATGTGAAAGTTGTTGGAATGATGAAGTTGTTTAACGAAAACATAGAATACAGTAAAGATTGGCTAGTTCAAGAAATAATTAAAACCGACTTTGAACAAAGGAAAACAAACCAAATTCAATATGTAAAAATGACTAAAATTGATTTATTAAGATTAGTGCAAAAATTTATAAAACTAAATGAAAAAGGAGAGTGAAATAGTGGAAAATTTAGAGATATATAACAAAGTAAAACAAGTACCAAGTAACGCACAAAAAAATATAACTGCTGGACGTTTGAAAGGTATGACGGATATAAATCCTCAATGGAGAATAGAAAAATTAACAGAAATATTTGGACCAGTTGGAATCGGATGGTTTACAAAAGAAATAAAAAGAGAATTTATAGATGGTGCGAATGAAGAAAAAATGTGTTTTGTAGATATCGAATTATATGTGAAGGTCGATGGAGAATGGTCTAAGCCGATTTATGGAACAGGTGGTAGTACATTTGTTGCAAAGGAAAGTAAAGGACTATATACAAGTGATGAAGTTGTTAAAATGGCATATACAGATGCAATAAGTGTTGCTTGTAAACAACTAGGATTTGGCGCAGATATTTATTGGAATAAAAGCGATAGTAAATATCAACAAAAAACAAATAGCAATATTCAACAAGCAGTAAAAAGAGCGAACAAGCCAATTGAAATGATTGATGCAAATCAAATAAAAGTAATTCATACATTATTTTCTAAAATTGAAAAATCAGAGACACAATTATTCAAAAACTTTACAAATGACAAGGCAAAAGAAAATGTATATAGGCAATATAAAGTAAATTCTTCAAAAGAATTAACAAAAGAAAATGCAGACAAGATGATTGAATTACTAAAAAATAAGGTTGGCAAATAATGAGTAAAATTACAAATAAATTAAATTTACCAAAACAACTTGTCGACTTAATAAGTAGTGATTATCAACCAAAAGAACATCAATACTCTTGTACTACTATTTTAAAGCCTACAAGACAAGTAATTCTTGAAAGAAGACACAATGATGAAATAGAACAAGATGTATCAGAAATGGTATGGTGCATTTTTGGAATTTTAGCACATAGTGTTATTGAAAATTCACAGGAAGATGTAGGACAATTCAAAGAAGAAAAATTAAAAGTAGATTTAGGTAAATATTGTAAAGAACTTGAAGGTTATTACTTAAGTGGCCGTTCAGATATGATTGATTTACTAGATAAGTGTATAACAGATTGGAAAACAGCAAGTTGTTGGAAAGTTATCTATAAAGATTTTGAAGATTGGCGAAAAGAAATGTTGATATATGCTTGGGCAGTTAAAGATATGGGCTTTGAAATAGATAAAGCACAAGCAATAGCATTCTTAAAAGACCACAATAAAGCAAAAGCAAAAATTGATAGTTCATATCCACAATTACCTATATGGGTAGAAAAATTTAAATTTACTGATAAGGATTTTAAAGATATAGAAGAATTTATAAAAAATAGATTCTTAGAATTAAAAAAATATGAAAATGCTCCAGATGAAGAGCTTCCAATGTGTAGCATGGAAGAAAGATGGAATGATGGAAACAAATATATAGTTATTAAAAAAGGTAATAAGAGAGCAACTAAAATACATGAAACATTAGAAGAAGCACAAAAACATTTAGATAATTTAGAAAAAGATTATCCAGGTGTATACGAAATTCAAGAACGAATTGGCGAAGATAAAAAATGTCTTGAATATTGTTCTTGTTGTAAATATTGCGATTATTGGAGAAGCCGTTATGAGAAAAATTGATTTAAGACAAGGTGATTGTTTAGAATTAATGAAAGATATACCCGATAGTAGTATAGATTTAATATTATGCGATTTACCTTATGGAACAACAAGAAATAAATGGGATAATATTATTCCGTTAGATAAACTATGGAAACAATATGAAAGAATAATTAAAGATAATGGGGTTATTTGCTTATTCGCACAATCACCTTTCGATAAAGTATTAGGTTGTTCAAATTTAAAATTACTTAGATATGAATGGATATGGGAAAAAGATAATGGAACAGGATTTTTAAATGCTAAAAAAATGCCTTTAAAAATTCATGAAAATATTTTAATATTTTATAAGAAACAGCCAATATATAATCCACAAATGAGAAAAGGATTTAAACCTTATAAATGTAAACAGGGTAGTGGCTCGTCTAATTGGAACTATAATGAAAATTTTGGAGGATATATTACTGAAAATAATGGTGAAAGATTTCCTATAGATATTATATGCTTTCAAAGGGATAAATTAAGAATGCATCCAACGCAGAAACCAGTTACACTTCTTGAATATTTAATTAAAACATATACAAACGAAAATGATATAGTTTTAGATAATTGTATGGGCAGTGGAAGTACAGGGATTGCTTGTGTAAATACAAATAGAAATTTTATAGGAATAGAACTTGATGAAAAATATTTTAATATAGCAAAAGAAAGAATTGAAAAATATATGAAGGGTGATGAATGATGATCGAAACAGGTATCATATTGAAAAATAAATATTTAGTAAAGCAAATGCCAAAAACAAAAGCAACGGCTTGGGAAAAAATAAAAGCCGGAGATGTTATTGAAATTACATTAGAATTAACTTGGCGTAGAAGCGGTGATAACCATTGTTTAAACGCCTACTATCCATTAATTAATGAAATAGGAACCGGAATACCAACGATAAATAAATTAATTGAAAAAGGTATGATTTTGGAGGAAATAACAAATGAAGAAGTATGAGTTAAGTCTTTCAAGAAATTATGTATCTAGTTGGGGAATAGAAGAAGCAATTAGAGAATTATTACAAAATGCCAAAGATAGTAACGGAGAAGATATTATTGATATTGATAAATCTTCTGGAACTATTACTATTACAAATAAAAACACATCAATACCAAGTTCTACATTACTTTTAGGAAATACATCTAAAAGAGATGATTTAGATAAGATAGGTCAATTTGGGGAAGGATACAAACTAGCACTATTAGTATTACTTCGTGAAGACAAAGAAGTATTTATTAAAAATGGTAGTAAGAATTGGACACCAAGTTTTGAATATTCAGATAATTTTGAATGTGAAGTACTATGTATTACTGAAACAGCAGGCAATGGGAATGATTTGACATTTGAAATATCAGGATTTGATAATTCTGAATTAGATGAACTTGAAAATGAATTTTTAGGATTAAATGGACAAGCTTATAATTCAATTCAAACAAGCTATGGAGAAATATTAACAGACTCTGATTACAAAGGAAAAGTATTTGTTGATGGGCTTCCAGTATATGAAGATGATAATTTTGATTATGGTTACAATTTTAAACCTTGCTATGTGTCACTTGATAGAGATAGAAAGTCAATAAATATTTATGAATTGAAAAGATTAACAGCATTATCAGTTGCGTGCTGTATCGATAACTTTGCATTTGTTGATGAAGTTATTGATGGCAAAGGTCGAGATGGTGAATACATCAAAGATGCGAATATTGAATTTGACGATGAATTCAAAGAAAAATATGCAAAACATCTAATGGATAGATTTGATATCAAAGAAGATGATGTTGTTATCAATAAAAGTAGTTCGGATTTAATTGAATATGTTGGTAGAAAAACAGATAAAGAAATAAAAGAAGTTCCACACAAGATATATGCAGATATATTAAATTCACAATTAACATATTCATCAAATGTTATTCAAGAGGTAAAAAAAGAAAAAGATAATCGAGATAAAGTTGATGATGCATGGTATGAATATGAATATAGCGATTATAAAGATTTTAAAGAATGGTTTGATAAATATAGTAATCAACTAAATGATAATGCAAAAGATGAATTTAGAGAACTAATAAATCGATTAGAGCCAACAGGATTTAATTTAATATGTAATGAGGTATGGAAATGATAACTGATAGCATGAAAAAAGAAATATATGAAAGATATTGCTTAGGGTTATGGGAAGCAGAAAAATCAATAATAAAGAAAGAAGGAAATAAAATGATAGAAAGTATTAATTTAATTGACTTATATGCAAATAAGCATAGAGAAAGTATTGAGAAAGAAACAAAAGAAAAAATAGAAAAAATCAAAAATGAAAGTTCAATAAAAAAACAATATGATGAAATAACACAAAAATGTAAAGATGATTTGCAAAAATTATATATTTCACAATTTACAGACGAAGAAATTGAAAAAGTAAAAGAAACTTTAGAAGGTTTAAGCAGTTATCAAAAAGAATTACAACATAAAACATCAATTTGTGAATTTGGTTATTTTATTAATAGTGACTTTAAAAATGATGAAATTAAAAGCCTCGAAAACGAAATGATTAACAAAATAAACGAACTTAATGATTTAGTTAAAACAGTAAAAGCACATGTTGGAATTGCTAAAACAAAAGAAGAAGTTGAGGAAATACTAACTAGATATGGAATTATTGATAAGAAAGGTAAATTGGTGGTTAAATAATGAAATTAAAAGCTGGAGATAAAGTAAAATTAAAAAATAGAAGAGGAAAAAATTGGAATCGTGAAGGAAAAATGGATAAGTATATAGGGAAAATCGTTACTATATCCAAGATAAAGTCAACCATAATCGGTGTTCGCTTTGAAATTGAAGAAGATACAAAGTTTTCAAAATGGTATTTTGATTTAGACGATATTGAATATGTAGTAAAACAAAAACATTTCAAATCATTACCAAGCAATTATACAGGAACAATAGAAGTGGAAAATGGTTTTATTCAAGAAAAAGAAATACTAGATGATGAAGAAAAAAGATATTTAAAAGCTGTTATTAGACCATTTAAAAATAGAGTTATCAATATTGTTAAAGAAAATTGCTGTGACGGAAATTGTTATATTTCTATTAGTTTAAATAATGCCGAAGAAATTTTCTTACCAAATTTTAAAAAAGGAACTATGTATAATGGCATGGAAGAAGATAAAGAATACACATTAAAGGAGTTGAAATTAGATGTTTAATAAAGTAACTTTAGTAGGAAGAATATCTACAGATTTAGAATTAAGATATACTGGTTCAAACAAAGCATATTGCAGATTTAATCTAGCAGTAAATAGAATGAATGAAGGTACAGATTTTATTCCTGTAACGGTTTGGGGAAAACCTGCTGAAAATCTTGTTCAATATCAAAATAAAGGTAGTTTAATACTTGTTGATGGTTCAATCAATATGAGTAATTATACTGATAAAGATGGAAATAATAGAACATCATTTGAGATAATGACAAGTAATGTACAATTCTTAGGTAGTAAAAAAACGAGTGATGAAACTACTACTGAGTCAGTAAAATCAGACCCATATGAAGATTTTGGAAATGAAGTTGAAATTGATGACAATTTCTTAGATTAAAACGAAAGAAGGGGTATAAATGGATTGTATACCATACATTAATGATTTATTAATTGAAATCGACACATTAAACAATTTAAATTCTGATGGTAAGTTGAATTCACTTATAGAAACGAAAGAAAAATTACTGCAAAAATGTAAAGATAACTTAGCAAAATTATCAGATAATAAAATAGAATACAGACTTTATTTGAAAATAATTAATGGTATTAATCCAAGTAAAGCTGTGGAAGAGATTGCATGTGAAAATTATACGAATGATATATATCCATCGTCTATCGCATCTATTTGGAGAATTTATAGAAATTTAAAAAAAAATATAAAAAATTGAAATTTGATAGTGATTTGATAGTAAATTTATTGATAAACTATAAATGCAATGGAAAACATTGCGTGATATGCAAATATCACCTCCTTTCTATAATGAGGGAACTGTCTCCCGGTTCTCTCACATATTGCTCTCTAGCCAAATGGTAAGGCAACAGACTTTGAATCTGTAATGTCCTAGTTCGAATCTAGGGAGAGCAACCAATATTAATATTCTTTGACAATTTGTTAAATAAACCATATGACAGACTACAATGCAATGTAGTATGGATGTTATCTTGTTCTTATTAGTTATGAGTGCGAATTTGTAATGGATTGAGTGAGCTGAGAGGAAACTCATTTAAAAAGCTGAGACTTACAAAATGTAGGGAAAGAGATAATAGTGGTTTGTTATGAAATGTTATAAGGTATAGAGGTCTAGTCGTCGATAATCAAAACCGCCTATGGAAAACAGGACGATAACTTATTAGTAATACTATATTGTGGTGATATAGAGTGAAAATAAGATACCATAAATCGATTGTTGCAGTTGAGATATAGAGATATATGTATAAGACTAGTGCCTAGTTTGAGTAGCACAAATCTGCAAGATTACATGGATAATTAGGATTAACAAGAAAAAAGGTTTTTTTAAATTAATGCTTCTAACGTGTGTGAAAATTGTTGGTAATGAATCCAATATGGTCTAGGGTATTTATACTAGGTATTAGAGGAAATAAGGTCGCTCCTTATCAGGACTAATACTTGCCATTGACTGAATAATAATTGTTCATAATGAATTAGTGTGAGAAGCACTATTTAACAAATTGCCAAAGAATATTAAGTGTTATCTTATAGGTAGCATATTGAGTAAATCGGGTGTTGATTATATGAGCATTTAATAAATAAGGTTTGAACCCTTATACATCGGATTTACTTGATATGGTGTCTATAAGGCACTATGCTCATTTTGTTTCTCACAAGAGAAATAAATATTCTAGGAGAGAAGATAGAGAGGGCTCCATTGTCTAGAATTAAAAACGACAAATCAAAACCTGTTAATACTATCTCTAGTAGGTAGTGTCTAGTGATATATAGTTGGAGAACTAACGTTTAAAGCATGCTGTGATAGGTTCGATTCCTATCTATATCATTAGACGGTATCTATTAAAGATACTAGTAAAACAATATACCTATTGAAAACATAGTAGGCCATCTAGCAACATTGGACCTAGTTGTTATATTGTTTTATTATTTGCTCGTATGTTGAAATTGGTAAACAAGACGGACTTAAAATCCGCTGGGAGTTATCCCTTATAGGTTCAAGTCCTATTACGAGCACCAAATTAGATAATTGAAGGGAGAATACTATAATTCTCTCTTTTTTGATAGAAAGTAGGAAAATGAATAATGAATAAGATAAAGCGAGTTTCTAACCCAAAAATTATAATTTATGATGACGAAAATATACAATATACAGTAGGAACTGTTGGTAATTTCGGAATAAATAGTGGTGAGCCAATTGAAATAACTGCTCCAAAGGATTTTGAAAGGAAATATATTCCTCCAATGTATAATTATTTTGAATGTGAAATACGAAATTGTGAACAATTAGATAACATAATGCTAGATGAAACAACAATGAAAAGAATAGCAAAGTATAACAAAGAAGTTGAAATTAAAAAATTAGATAATACAATTAAGGAAAAGAAAGATAAAATTAAAGAATTAGATAATATTTTACAAGATAAAGAAGGCAGAGTTAAGAAGTTAAAAGAATTTGTTGCAAATATTTACAATATAGCTCTTGATGAAGATGATGGGGATTATGATTACTATGACGATTAAATTTATAGTATCTGGAAAGCCAAAAGGAAAGGCAAGGCCTAGATTTCGTAAGATAGGCGATTATGTATCAACGTATAACCCAAAGCAAACAAAAGAGTATGAAAAATTAGTTAAATTATCGGCAATAGAGCAATGTAAAGATAAACTTAATAAAGAATATACTGGAGTTGTTAAAATGTCCATAAAAGCCTATTTTAAGCCAAATAAAAGTATATCTAAAAAGCAATATAATTTATTGATTGGAACTGAACAATTAAAAAAGCCCGATAGTGATAATATAGCAAAAATAATATGTGATTCGCTTAATGGTGTAGCATATAAAGATGATTCACAAGTGGCTTATTTAGAAATAGAAAAATATTACTCAGAAGAAGAAAGAGTGGAAGTGATTATAGAATATGGAAACAGTAATTAATGTAGTTATTATAGCGATATTTACAACATTATGTTGTTTTATAATATCAGAAGGATTAAATAAAGACTTGTTAAAAGAACTAGATAAACAAAAGCAATTAAATAATCAAATTATGGCATTATACCAAAATGAACGAGATAAAACAGATACATTATATAGAATAATATTTCATATTAGACAACAATTATCTTTATTAAAATTAAAAGAATGCCCAGAAGAAGAATTTAAAAATATACCATTTGAAATAATCGATTGGATTGATATGTTGGAAAAAGTTAACAATGGTGATGAAAATGTTAAATGATAAATTAGAAAGACAAATTAAAATAAAAAACAAATATTTTCAAATGATTATAGATTATGGTTTTGATTATGATGGATTAAATAGTGTAAGCAATTTAAAACAATTAATAGATGATATTGTAGAAATTTCAAAAGCAGGATTAGATTCTAATGACAAAAAGGTAGTATATATAAACAACGAGAAAAAATACAATATTTTACACGAGGAATTATAATATGGGATATATAAGTAGATACGACAGAACATTTATTTCTTTTATAAATAAAAAATATTCAAGATATAAAGTTGACTTTAAAACTTGGGATGATTATGCTATTTGGTTGTTTTATAAATATTCATTAAGTTGTACAAATATTTATTACAGCGTTTTGGAAAAAGATATATGGGCGTATTCTGATTGGCAAACAGGTAGTCCCAGAGATAGAGAAAGATTACAACTGAACGATTCTTGGAAATTACCTGAAAAAGATAAATATGGTTTATATAAAGATGATAAATATGTAGAATATCTAAAAAGAAGTGAGTGGAAAAATGACAAGGATTAGAACTGAAGAACATACACAAAATTTGAAGGAATCGACTCGCAAAAACAAAGAAAAAAAAATTCAAGAAAAAGAACAACTTGTAAATAAAATAAGAGAAGAAACAAAAGAAAAACTATTACCAACATTAAAAGAAAAAACAAATGAACTTACTAACTATATTGTTGAATTATTAAAAAATAAAGGCGAAGAAAAAGTTAACAACATACAAATAATGTCTTTAATAGCACAAAGAAGTATGTTAGAAGTTGCAAATGTAGGGAATATTACATATACACCACAGGAAATAATGCTAGGTTTTAATTTATACCTCGAAATGATAAATAAGATTAATGAAATTAAAAAATTCCCACCAACGGTCGAAAGTTTTTCAATATTTATGGGAATAAGTAGAAGTACATATAATAATTGGCTAGTCGACCCAGACAAAAGAGAAGTTATGGACTATATACATTCATATTTATTGGGTGTACTAGCAACAGGCGGACTTATGGGAGAAGTTAGAGAAATATCAGCTATGTATTTACAAAAAACAATGGGAAAAGTAGAAGCACAACAACCTATTGTTGTTAAACACGAAAAAGCTACTGATGTTGATGATATAAATAGACAATTAGAAGCATTAAAAAGAGATAATATAATAGAAGCCGAATTTGAAGAGGTGGAAAAAGATTAGTATGAATAATAAAATATTAAAACAAAATGCAATAATGATATTGTATATCACAAATGTTATTGATGAATTAGATAAAAACATAAAACATATAGAACAAGAATGCTCATATAGAAGCAAATATATTGATATAAAAGTTAATAAAGAACTTAAAAGATATCTTGAAAAGTGTTTGGAAGAAGTTTTAAATGTAGGTATGGAAAAAGATTGACTGGAAAAAGTTTTTTGACAGTGGGGCTGGAAAAAGTTTTGTGACTTTGCCTGTGGGGGAATAGGTGTATTCTTATACATCTTTTCATTATATTTTATTAAATAATATGACTTTATTTTATGAACTTATTAGCTTGATAAATGCCAAATTAATACAATTATACTATAATTTAAAACGTTGCTTAAAATGGCTAAAAATAGGTAAATATGGAGCATTAAAACAATAAAAATATAATACTATTCCTGTATAAATAATTAATAAAAAAAATAGTCTTTTTAATTTGACTATTTTTGTTTTTTTGCAAAGTCACACAGTCCACACCATAAAGCCAATGCAATTATTAAAATTGTTCCCATTCGGTGTTGTCCTCCTTAATCTTTATTAATATTTCTTGATAATCTTTAGTATTATATTTATTATAGCATTTTTTTATATCGTTTTGAAAACTTTTAGATGGGTATCTAGTGTATAAACATGCTTTTCCTTGTCCGATGTGTTCGTTTAACATTTTTTCAAGCGTTGCAATAAAATTTTCTTTAGTGTTATATTGGCCTTTTGGTTTTCCTAATCTTGTACCTTTTGTTTTTACTGCTTTTAAACCTTCTTTTGTTCTTTCACTTATTAAATCCCTTTCAAATTGCCCAAGTACTGAGAAGATACCCAATAGTAAATTGGTGTTTGCGTCTGGTTTTTCTCCTGCTAATAAATTAAAATTTTCTTTTAATATAATTACGTTTATTTGTTTTTTTTGTATAAATTCAGTTATAAGGTCAAGCGTTTTAATAACACCACCACGAGATAGACGAGAAAGGCTTTCACATACTAGAGTGTCGCCTTTTTCCATTTTTTTAATTAGTTTGTCAAATTCGGGGCGTTTTGTTTTGGTTCCTGTGAAAGTTTCTTCTATATATTCACAGTTAACACCGTTTATATAGCCTTTATCTTTGAAAATTTGTATTTGTCTATCATATTCTTGTTTGTCAGTACTGATTCTTATATAACAATATGTTTTATTATTCATAATTTTTTAACACCTCCATTTTTTCGTTTTTTAAGTATTCAATAATTTTATTTATTATTTTATCACATTCTTTTATATTTTCGTTATCGTTTAGTAATTCTTCATATGCAACACTTTCCAAATAATCCCATTCTTTATATTTTTTACTATTTCTATGCGGTTTATTTCTACATAGTATATTGTAAAAATCTTCTAAAGTATTATTTTCTTTCAATTCTTCCCAGTTAAACATTTTTACACCTCTTTATCATATTCATTTTTATATAATTTTTTTAGATAATCGATGTCACTATTAGATACAACACTTGAAATGTTGACGCTATGAACTGAATTAGCAAACGCAATCTCAACTTGTTTTTCATAAAAACCGTTAGTATGTATATTTCTAATTTTCCCAATACCTAAATCATTGTAGTAATTTTTTACAAAAGCATAATCTCCAATTTTCATATTTTTACACCTCTTTACTTTCTAAGCATGCCTTTAACTTCGGGTCATATCCTTTTAATGCATTTAAACATTGCTTATAATTGTTATAATATATTTGATATTTTTCTTTATAGTAATTTAATCTATAAAGAAGTAGGGTAGTTATTAATAATAATATAATTGTTATATATTCCATATTAAGCCTCTTTCCCATAGTTTAAAATGTAGTCTTTATAATCTTCTTTATTTTTGTAATTTTTATTATCCCAACCGTTCATTATCTTAATGTTTAAGTCAAACATTTTATCTAAAATATTGCATAATTTTATTTTTAAATCATCATTATTTTTATGTGTGTTACTTGCTCCAAATACACAACAATCATTATTGTAAAATTCATCCCATATGTTAGCAAATTCAATAACTAATTCTTTATCGTTTTCCACAAATTCATCACTAAAATAATAACTTTTTAAAATTCCGCCTTTTAAAACAATTAAACAATCTTTTTCATATTTTTTCATTTTCTCAACTCCTATCTATTTACCCAATAACCAATGGCATATATGTTTTGATTATATTTTTTATAATAATTTTCTAATCTTTTGTCATATTGATTGTTAAGTTCATCAACTATATTGTTATAGTCTTTTACTTCGTCATCAGTCAAAAATCTTACAAATAAATTTTTATCTTGTGCCCATTTTAATTTGTCGTAATAATTAGATAGATAAATATCTCTATTGATACATACTTGCTTATCATCGCCACTATAATTAATTATAAAATAAGGTTTTATTGTTTCTTCTTTGTCAATTTTAGTATATTTAATATTTACTTGATTTTTGGCTTTAAAATAATTTAATGTAACTTTTGGCGGCTCTTGTTCATCGTCATAATATAAATCTTTGTCAATTGTCCATTTTGTATCAATAACTATAAAATGGTAATTATCATCTAGCATATAAATAACATATCTTTTAAAATCTTTGATATTCGCTTTTTCTATAATTTCTTGTTCATGTTCTGGGGAAATTTTTTTGTTTCCCCAATATCTATTTTTGTGGTTTATGTTCCACAGTTTTATAAATTCTTCATAATTTTCAATTTTTTTCATATAATCACCATAGATAAGGAAGAGGTTGTTATTCCTCTTCTTTTTCCTTTCTACTTGATAAGAATGTAACTCTTTCGGCTACTATTTCTACTATGGTTTTGTCTTCTTCTTGTTTTGTTTGTATCCTACCTTTAACACCGATAATATCATTTTTTTTATAATATTCTTTTACATTATCAGCGATATTCTTCCAAACAACACAATTAATAAAATCAGTTTCATAAATTCCATCACTATTTTTATAATTTCTTGGAACTGCTAAAGTTATATAACTTGTTTTGATTCCTTTTTCTAGTTCTTTTATTTCAGGGTCTTGAACTAATCGACCAACTAATACTATTTGATTTAACATTTTTTCATTCCTCCCATTATGTCATGCTTGACATTTTTTTTATTTAATAATATAATGGAAGTGGAAAAGGGAATTTTGTTTTTAGTCGAACAACTCTTTTTTCCTATATAGGTATATTATTTTATATATTAATTGACCTAAACAAGCGTCAATTGTTAAGTCAAATATTAAAAATAATATATTCGGGTTTGAGGTTATAAAGTATTTGAACAATGTTATTATTGCATAAGCGGAGCAAATAACATTTTCCCATTTTATAGCCTTTTTTTTATGCTTTGATGTAGTAGGGTTAACTTTCATTTTTTCAACTCCTTTCACATTTACCAAAACCCCATTTGATAACTATGTTTTGGGTTTTCCCTTTTCCTTACTTCCTATATTAATTATACTACTTTTATTATGTTTTGTCAACACTTTTACTATAATTTATTTATTATTTTACAATATATTTGCTATAGTATTATTATATATAAATTATATAAAACTATACTATAAATTGCATACTATTTATATATTTATTTGGTGTATATTTGATATATTTATATAGTTAGTATTATTGTATTATATATGCATTTTGGCGGTGTGATACTGTATTATTGATATATTATGATGTGGGTATATTTATATAGATATATTTTTGTTATTATATTTATTTGTATTATTATTAATTGTTATTAATTGTTTGTTATTGTTATTATTATTATTATTATTATTTAAATTGTAACAGAAGTTTGCTTTCCTCTCTAATTTCAAAAATATATAATTATTTAACACTATATTGTTATTTTATAGTGTTTTTTTGCTGTGATTTAATGCATTGTTTATTATTGTTTTAACCCTTATAAAACAACAATTTATTATAGTAATAACGAACGTTAACACCCTAACCCTATTTTTTAAGGGGTACCAGGGGGCTTTTTTACTCCCAAAATCCTATAAAAAATAACAAAAGCACTTATATATAATATTAAATTGCTAAATTGATATAAAATAATAAAATTTACCTATTTTTCAACTTTGATAGTGAATTGATAGTAAAAATAATGATAAATTACAATTAGAACAATGTTGATATAGGCTTACGTATTTATAAACGCTACATCTTACAGAATGATAGCTATAAATACTAATATTTAAGGTGATATTACTGATAGAGAAGCACTTCATGATTAAAATACATGATTAAGCCTTATAAAATAATGAGAAATTGATGTTTTTACAAGGTTCATAAATGGACCAATTACCATATGAAAATAGGGACCAAAAATGATACCAAAAGAAGGGGAAAATAAGAATATGAATAAAAATATGAGATATAAATTAAGAAAAGATAAACGAGATGAGTTCATTGAAAATTATGAATATCAAAGTTACAAGTATGCCAATAAAGATGATTGTTATTATTTAAAAATATCTAAGCATTTAATTTTAGACCAAGATACACTTGAAATATTAGCACCAACTAATAAATTAGAGGAAGAAGATATTGATTTACTAACAAAACTTGAGGTTAATAATATGTTGGAATTTTATAAAGAGGTGTAATAAATGAAAGAAAGATTCATGAAAAATGGTGTATTCTCATTGGAGTATGATAAAGAAACATTAAGAGACATGGTTTTAGAATTGAAAGAAGAAAGCCAAAAGCAAAAAGAAATTATTGGTAAGGCTATTGAATATATAAAACAAAAACAAAGTTACTATACAGATAAAAAATTACCTTATTGGGTTATTTATAGAAATAAAGATTTTGATAATTTATTACAAATATTAGAAGAACTAGAGAAAGTAGAGAGTGATGAGTAAATGAATATAGAAGAATTAGCATTTAAAGATAGAATAACCTTAGCACAATTAAATGAACTTGTTTTATTAGATATAATAGAGTTTTTACAATTGGACAGAAAACAATGGATTAATCAATTTACACAAACACACAATGAAAGTGTTGATATTCAAAAAGAAAATCAAGAATTAAAGAAACAACTTGAAAATAATTCAAAAATAAATGTAGCGGACCATAAATATGCTAGTACATGTGAAGATAAAGTAATTATATTAGAAAATCAACAAAAAGAGTTTATAAAGTATTTAGAAGATGAAATAAAAGAATTACAAAAAACTAAAGAAACAGAATTAGATTATGATATTCTAAGAGATGTAATTCCTGAACTTTTAGTTTTTAAAGATGTTTTACAAAAATATAAAGAAACAATAGGAGTATCAGATGACAAAACTAATTAAAAATTGGGAAGAATTATCAAAAGTTTCACCAAATGATAAATACAAAATTATAGTGCGTGATTATTGTGGATGGATTGTTCCGGTTTGTGATGTACCTGATGAAGATAATTTTACTTGCAATTGTCCTGAAATGACTACAAAAGAATATTGTGAAAAACATATATATTTATCAACTCATACATTTTACGGTTCAAATTATAAGTATGCAACGAAGATGCTACAAGAGCGTGGTTTTGATGTTGAAATAGATAATTGGGATAAAAAATAAGGGAGGTAATAATGACAAGAAATGAATTTGAGCAAAAATATCTAAACAAAATGGTAGAAGTCGTATTATTTGATAATGATACCTTTAAGGGTTATTTATATTCAACTAATGACTATATGAATAAAACAAAATTATTAGATATGAAAAATCATTATTTTGTAGGCAACAATATAAGAGAAAATGGTGTAAGATTTAGAAAATCATACATAAAAAAAATAAAGTTGGTGAGTTGTTTAAGTATAAATAAACACTATAAATTAGGAGATGATAAGTAGTGTCAGAATTGTATTTGGTTGACAACAACCTTGAAGTTATTGAAATTATTAAAGAAGGCCAAAGATTTGCTACACTTGATGATGGTGATAAAGTTATCAGAAAGGGAGTGTTGCAATATCTAAATGATACTACCGATATAAAATATCATTTTATCAAAATCAATCCAAAAATATTTGATAAATATTGTAAAAAATATTCAATACTTCCTTATTTAACTTGCCATATTGGTTATATGGACAATATATGTTGTTATGACAATGGCAAAATCATTCGATTAAAAGATTTATCAAAGGTATGTGAAGTAAGTGAAACTACTATAAAAAGACAATTAAAAGGCTTGATAGCAGATGATATTATTCATAAAGTGCCATATAAGAAAAATCAAAAATGTTTAATGATGAATCCGTGGTTGTGTATGCGAGGTAAAAGAATATATTTATCAACTTTTAATGAATTTAAACTTAGTCATTTAAAAAGTGAGGTGGAAGAATAATGATGAACTTAGATGAATACAAAAATATGTTTAAAGAAATTGTAGAAAAAATGTTTGTAAATTGTATTGTTGAAAAAAAAGAAAGAGATTGGGATACAAAAACTGATTATAAAAGTTATAAAATTCAATTAAATCAAGATTTAAAGACAATGTTAGATGAAAATGATAAATATCTAGAAATATCGGATGTTGTTAGTAGCAAACAATTTATTTCAGCAATTCAAGATGTATATTTTGATGAAATAAATAACAAAGAATATATGTCTGATGCTTGGAGTGGGTATAAAACTACTTATAAATGTTTTTTTGAACTAGAAGAGAATCTAGAACAAGTAAGGCAAATATTAGAATCAAAATTAGAAGAATTAAAAGAAAAATATTTAGAAAATTTGGTTGCTACATACGAACAATATGTAAAATCATACGAAATAAAAAAAGACTATATTGAATTTGCAAATAAAATTAAACAAGTTGGATTCGAGGTATGTGATTTTCAAAGAAGAGGAGAAATAAGAGTTCCTTGCACTTTTTGTAAAGAATTTGAATCTTTAACTTTGTTTGTTAGAAAAAATATTGGCAATTATAGAATCTATTTAAAATGTGATATTGGCGGAAGATATGGTATGACAGTAGAGGAATTTGATAATAGCTATAAAATATTAAAGCAAGAAGAAACGAACATTAGAAATGCTTTAATTGGTGAAGAAATTATCTAGGTGAGATTGATGAATAAATTGTTTGATGATAGTGTTTACATAGATAAATCTATTGTTACTGATTATGATAAGAAAAAATGGAAAGCTTTGTTTCAGACTTATTGTGATAGTGACAAAATTAGAAAAGAAAGTGATGAAACTGGCTTAAATGCTTGTGGATATTGGTTTGCTTGTGATTATTGTGACGGAAGTGATTTACCTTGTGCATGTGTTAAAGCATTGATTCAATATTTTTTTGAAACAGGTAGAAAAATAGATTATAAAAATATATCTGATGAATATATGGACAAGTTATTGAGAGGTAATTATGAATAAAGATAATATAAAAGACAATATGTATGCCTTATATGAAGTATACAATCAATATAAATTATTATATAACTTTTATCAAAAATATAAATCAATCAAAAATGAAGAAGATATTCGAGAAAGAATAGAATATTTAAAGAAAAACCCTAAATGTTCAATGAGAACAGAACTGGAGACATTATTATGGTTGTTAAATGAGGTGGAATAGATGGAATTATGGATTAGAAGTCAAGATAAAGAAGTGTTAACAAGAGTTATAGATATTTGGAGAGATGCCGACAAAAATGAGATATGGTCAAAAAGTTCATTTGCTATAACAAATTGTTTAGGTATTTATAAAACAAAAGAAAGAGTCATTGAAGTATTAGATGAAATAGAAGAAAGAATAATGCTAATTAATACTATAAATATAGCAAAAGATAGAGATAGTTTAATTGCATGTAAAAATGTATTAACGGAAGAAAAGATAAAAGGATTAAATTATCCATATCAAATGCCAGAAAATTAAAGAAAGGTGGAGGAATAATGAATAGAGAAATATTGTTTAGAGGAAAAAGAGCAGATAACAATAAGTGGGTTTATGGAGATTTAATTCAAGATTTCTCTTATGAAAAACATAATTATTATATTGGAGATAATGATTGCAATGAAGTTGGTGATGTTTTTTATCAAGAAAATGAAGTGATTCCAGAAACAATAGGGCAATATACAGGACTAAAAGATAAAAATGGTAAGATGATATTTGATGGAGATAAAGTTATGTTTGATTATGAATGGACTAAACCTGATGAAATTGGTGTTATAACTTGGAATAAAGATACGGCTAGTTTTCAAATAAAAGGTCATATTCCTAGTTCTTCTATGAAACATTTAGATAGAATGAAAATAATAGGAAACATTTATGAAAATGAGGTTGATTAAATGAAAGACTTAAAAATATTTACTGATGATATTGAACAAGAAGCAATAAACCAAATAAACGAATTATTAGACCAAGAGGCATTTAAAGATAGTAAAATTCGTATAATGCCAGATGTTCATGCTGGTAAAGGGTGTGTAATTGGTTTTACTGGTAATTTAGGTGATAAAGTGATTCCGAATATTGTTGGTGTTGACATTGGTTGTGGTATGTTATGCGTTGAATTAGGCAATATTGATTTAGATTTAGAAAAATTAGATAAGATTATTGGAGAATATGTCCCTAGTGGATTTGAAGTTCATGATGAGAGAAAATATAAATTTTTAGAATTACAAGATTTGAAGTGTTATAGAGAACTGAAAGATACAAAGCGATTAGAAAGAAGTATTGGAACACTTGGTGGCGGTAACCACTTTATTGAAATTGATATTGATGAAAATAATAATAAATATCTAGTAATTCATACAGGTTCAAGAAATTTAGGAAAGCAAGTAGCAGAGTATTATCAAGAATTAGCTAATCAATTATGTAACTATAATATTGGTGAATATAAAGAAAAACAACAGGAATTAATCAAAACATATAAAGAACAAGGAAGAAAACAAGAAATACAATCTGCTTTAATGGAATTAAAAGAAAAATATAAAACAGATCATAAGAAAATACCAAAGGATTTAGCATATTTAGAGGGGCAATATAGAGAAGATTATTTACACGATATGAAAATATGCCAAGAATTTGCAATTAAGAATAGAAGCTATATTGCATATATAATTTGTTATTGTATGGATTGGTTATGTGAAAACTATTTTGAAACAATACATAATTATATATCATTTGAAGATAACATAGTTCGTAAAGGCGCTATATCTGCTAAAAAAGGAGAAAAAGTGCTTATACCAATGAATATGCGAGATGGTTGTATTATTGGAATTGGGAAAGGCAATGATGATTGGAATCAGTCAGCACCTCACGGAGCAGGTAGAATAATGTCTAGAATGAAAGCAAAAGAAACTTTTAATTTAGATGAATATAAAGAAAGTATGAAAGATATTTATACGACATCAGTAAACGAAAATACCATTGATGAAGCTCCATTCGTATATAAACCAATGCAAGAAATAATCGATAATATAGGCGATACAGTAGATATTATTAAAATAATTAAACCAATATATAACTTTAAGGCTAGTGATTAGATGTTAACAATTAAACAAAAAATGTTATTGGAAGCAATTGAATGGTTTATTAATGAATATGGCTATAGTCCTACAAATCGTGAACTTGCCAATATATTAAAGTGTGATGTTAACACAGTATTTAAGAAATTGCTTATTTTAGAAGATAAAGGATATATAAAAACTCAAAATGGACGAGCCAGAACGATTCAAATAATAAAAGAGGTGGAAGAATGAATGCAAATTTAAGACAATTAGATACAAAAGGTAAATGTATTTGTTGTGGTGATGAAATAAAAAGAAAAGATAAGAAAGTATTTGTAATCAAAGCACATAAATCTCAAGTATATCAAATAACAATATGTCAAGATTGTGTTAGTAGATTGGATTCAATAGTAAAATATGGTGATTAATAATGACTAATGAATATATACCACCAACAAATGCTGAAATATTAAAAAATTATTATTATGGACAATTATATATAAGTAAAAAATGGTATGTAAGACCGATTGATTGGGCAGGTTGTTGGAGACGTGATAATGATAAGGAATATTTAATGGCAGGTAATATTGAAAAGCAATTTGATTCTGAACAAGAGTGTATTGATTATATAAATGAGGTGGCAAATGAAAATAATAACTAACAAAATAAAATGCAATTATTGTGGTGACATTATAGAAAGCAAAACTGTACACGATTACAAAAGATGCAAATGTGGGAAGGTATCAGTAGATGGTGGGCATTACTATTTAAGCAGAAACTTTCCAAGTGAAATACCATTTAATCCAGATAAGCATTTTACTGATTTGAGTCATTATATTACAGATGAAGGTGAAGAAATAAATAATGATAAATGTATCTGATTATATACAAATGATTCTTCATAAGAAAAAATGGACTAATGCTAAATTATGCCAAGAATTAAACAAAATAGAAGAACAACTAGGCGAAAGTAGGACAACCCCTCAAAATATATCAAATTATTTTCATGGCCAGTGGCCGTTTAGAAGTAAAATTCTTGTTAAATATGAAAAAGCATTAGGTTTACAACAGGGTGTATTAGTAAACATGGTATCTCAACCAGCTTCAAAAGAGGGGCAAAAAGAATTGAAAGAAATAATAAAAAAAGTAGGTGAAATTAAATGAGTTTTAAAAAATATCAGCATATAGAAAGATATGGAACTGATGAGGTCGAAGGTATTGATGCAGGTTTGTGTTATGTATTTTATAAAATAGATGGCACTAATTCATCGATTTGGAAAGATGAAAACGGATTACATTTTGGTAGTAGAAACAGAGAATTAACTCTTGATAAAGACAATGCAGGGTTTATGAATGCTATGATTAATGATGAAAGGATCATAAAATATTTTGAAAAACATCCAAATCATAGATTATATGGTGAATGGCTTGTTCCTCACGCACTAAAAACCTATAGAGATGACGCATGGAGGAAATTTTATGTATTTGATGTAACAATAGATATTGATGAAGAAAATGTTGAATATTTAACTTATGAAACATACAAATCTATGTTAGAAGAATTTAATATTGATTATATTCCACCAATTTGTATTGTTAAAAATGGCAATTATGATACATTTATTAAATGTCTTGATAAAACAGGAGAATTTTTAGTCAAAGATGGCATGGGCAATGGCGAAGGAATAGTTATAAAGAATTATGATTATTGTAATAAATATGGTAGAAAGACTTGGGCAAAAATAGTTGGAAACGACTTTAAAGAAAAACATCATAAAGTATGGGCTCCAAATATCATTAGCAATGGTAAATGTGTTGAAGAAGAAATAGTAGATAAATATATTACAGACACTTTAATTGAAAAAGAATATTCTAAAATTGCATTAGATGGTTGGACAAGCAGAAAAATACCACAACTATTAAGTACAGTATTCCATTGCTTGATTACAGAAGAAATGTGGAGTATTTTAAAAGAATTTAAGAATCCAAAAATAGATTTTAAAATATTACAAAATATGACAACAAGAAAGATAAAAGAAGTTAAAAAAGATTTGTTTTAAGGTGGTGAATAGATGAAATATTTATTAATTGGATTAGGAACGATATTAATGATTGCCTTTGTATTAAGTTTATCAGCCCTTATATTTTGGGGATTAGGTAATTTAATAATATGGGCATTTGGTATAAAATTTGTATGGACATTTTGGCATGGATTAGCATGTGCCTTAGTGTTCGGTTTATTGAAAGAAATATTTGGAAGAAAGTAGGCAAATATGGTATTAGGCGTAAAAATAAGAAACAATGGAAATGGTTTGTTTAGACTTAAAGATGGTCGTTTTAGCAAGAATGGTAAAACATATTCAACATTAGGATTTGCTAAGTCATCAATAACAAATGATATAGGCTGGTGCAGGATTAATAAAGTGTTATTAAATTGTGATTTTGTTATATTTAATGATGATGGTACTATTCAGACAATACCAGTAAAAACACATATGATTGATTATTTTGAAAGGGAATTAAAAAGAAAACAAAAGCAAAAAGCATCATATGATGAAGAAGGCTTTGCAACAAAACATATAGATGATTGTATTTCTAAAATCAATTGTCTATTAGATTATTTAAGGAAAGAAGGAATAGAAAATGAATAATATGTTAATTATAAGTCAAGATGAAAAATTTACAGGAATGGTGAAATTTTTAGGAATTGGTCAAAGAAATCCTAAAATGATAATTGGTGATGAATTAAAATCACTATTAGAAGAAAAGAAAATGACAAGTGATGAACTTATCACTTTAGTAGGTAATAGTTATAGAGATAATATTAAAAGAGTATTAGAGAATCAAGAACAACCTAAATCAAAATTAGTAGAATTAATTACAACTAAATTAGGTGTTGATAGAGATTATTTTGAAGATAAAGAACTAGAAAATGTAATTGTTACTGATAACAATATTGTAGTGGCAAAATATCCTACAAATAAAAGAACATTAGAAGTTAAAAAAGAATTAGACATATATATTACTGAGTGTGTAAAAAAAGGCATTAATATGGTCATAGAAATGCCAAAGGAATAGAGGTGTAAAAGATGTTTTTAATAATATTAAGTATAATTTTAGTCGTTGTTACGGCAGGATTATTAGGAATAAATACAGAAGAAGAAAAATGGGAATTTAAACCTAGAATGATTATCAGTTTATTATGGTTGATTATAATTTTGTTTGGTTGTTTTTCAACAATAAAAACAGGAGAGATTGGAATAAAAACAAGATTTGGCAAAATTGTTGGTAGTACAACTAACGAAGGTATAATTTTTAAATCTCCAATAGAAAAAATAGAAAAAATAAATATTAAAGTACAAAAATACGAAAATAAAGACACATTAAGTACTTCAACTAAAGATATGCAAATAGTTAACAATATTAAGGTTTCTATAAATTATCAAATTGATGGAACTAATGTTGTAGAGTTGTATAAAAAAGTTGGAATAAATTATAGTGACACTATATTAGAACCTGCAATTCAGGAAACAATCAAAGGTGTTATTTCAAAATATACATCAGAAGAATTAGTGACAAAGAGAAGTGAGATATCACTTGATATTAATAATACATTAAATGAGAGAATCAAAAATTATGGAATAAATAGCGTATCGGTTGCAATAAATAATTTTGATTTTAGTGAAGCTTATAATCAAGCAATAGAACAAAAAGCAGTTGCAGAACAGAATGTATTAAAGGCACAACAAGAACTTGAACAAACAAAAGTCGAAGCTGAAAAGAAAATTGTAGAAGCAGAGGCAACAAATAAAGCAAATGAATTATTAAAACAAAATGTAACTGATGAAGTTTTGATGAAACAGTTTATTGAAAAATGGGATGGCAAATTGCCAACTACATACGCTGGGAACGACATTTTAAAAATGTTTAATTTAAAATAATATAAAATAGTGTAGCACTCTCTATGGGAAAATATAAAGAGAGAGTGATTAGATGATAAAAGTTGGAGATAAAATCCAAATAAAAAAGCAAGAAACAACACTTGAAAGCACTTTTACAGATATATTAAATGTTCTTAAATCATCAAAAATGAAAGAACGTGATAAATTAGACTGGTGTAATAGTGCTTTGAGTATTCTTGAAGAAATGTATAAACAAGATGAATTAGGTAGTGTTAAAGTAGCAAAGACTAAACTAATTCCAATATTACATAAATTAACAGAAGGGAGCAATATAGAAAACATGGCTCTCTTTTTTGATTATTATAAAAGAGCCTATTGTTTTTGCGCAAGGCGTGATTTTGAATCGTTCTGCGATTATATAGAATTTAATCAAACTAAAAAGGTATTAGCAAATCGTAGAAATGTATTAAAGCCATATGTAGATGCTTTAAATAGAATTGCTTTTGATGATAGATTGCAATATCTAGTAGTATCTTATCCACCATCAATGGGAAAATCTTATTTGGCAACATTATTTACTGCTTGGGGTTATGGTATAAGTATTAATAATTCAGTAATAAGAATGTCTTATTCTGATGAATTGGTTTTAGGTTTTAGTAGAACTGTTAAGGGAATAATATCTAGCCCTGAATTTGCCGAAATATTTCCTTTGTTTAAATTATATAATGGAAAGCCATTTGAAGTAGAAAGAGAATCAGATTGGAAAATAAAAAACGCTAATGTTCCTAAATCAAATCATATAGCAAGAACTCGTAACGGTTCAACTACTGGAGAAAGAGCTTCATTTGCAATTATATTTGATGATATGACAAAGGGAGCAGAAGAAGCAAATAGTGAAAGTGTTCATAGAGGAATATATGATAAGTGGAATACTGAATGGTGGAATAGACGAGATGGTGTAAGATGTAAATTTATATTTGTTGGTACTCAGTGGACACCGGAAGACATTTTAAATAGAATCATTGAAGATAGAAATAAAATATCACCATTACAACCAACTGACAATCCTTATGTTATGGAAAGTGAAGATAAATCAACGATAGTTATTCGCGTACCAATGCTTGATGAAAATCATAAAACAACTTGTAGTGAAGTGTATCCACAACAAATAGCAGAACAAATTGAACAAAATACAGATCCATTTTTATTTAGTTGTGTATATCAACAAAATCCTATTGCACCTACAGGAAGAGAATTTGCATGGGAATGTATTAGAACATATACAAATGAAGAATTATTAAATGTTCATTTAACACCAAATTCAATGGCAACATTAGATACAGCTCGTAAAGGGAAAGACAATGTATCTATGCCAATATTTAAGAATGACAATAATGGTAATCATTATTTAATTGATGCCATTTATAAACAAAAACCAATGGACGATTTATATGGTGAAATAATTGAAAAAATAATTGAGCATAGAATTACAACATTAGTAATTGAAAATAACATTGATACTTCATTAAAACGACTACTAGAAGATAGATTACATGCTAGATGTATATATTGGTGTATTATTATTGAAAAATATAATACTGTTAAAAAAGAAGAAAGAATAAAGAATAATCGTGGTATTGTTCAAAAACAAATTGTATTTCCTGATAAATCGATTGTTAGGCCAAATACTGATATTGGTAGAATGATGGATAATATAACTAAATATTCTTTTGATAAACCAAATTTACATGATGATGGTATTGATTCAGTATGTATGTATGCAAGTGAAATTATTTTTGGTAAAGGGGCTTTATCTAAACCGGTTGCTATAAGACGACCTTTTTGACAAATAAGTCCAATTTATGTTGGACTTTTATACTTCGTAACTAACAATTTTTTTATTAATAATGTATAAATGTAGCGAACGGTCTAGTTTTTCCCTTCATTGACCGTTTAGTGCTACACGGGAGCATAACCGTAAGAATTTAATTTTTATTGTTGTGTTCCCTTATTTTATATTTTGGGAATACCAAAGTATGAAAGATGGTGAATTAATGGAAAATGAAGAAGTAAAAACAACTGAAACACCAGTTGATGATAATACAAATGCACAAATACCTACCGATAAACCAGTAATGCCGGTTCAAGATGAAGTAAGACTATTTGGTAGACATATTATTTATGCAGATTATGAACCAGAAGAAATGAACGAACAAACAATTACACAAATATTAAATGACGTATTTAGTGTTCATTTACAAAATTCAAGGGAAATTAATTATTTAGAAAACTATTATAAAGGTTTTCAACCAATTTTAGATAAAGTTAAAGAAGTAAGACCAACTATAAATAACAAAGTAGTAGAAAATAATGCTTATTTTATGGTTGAATTTAAAAAGTCATTTGTTTTTGGTAAACCAATACAGTATGTACAACGTGGTGATGTTGCTAATGAAGAAGTAGGAGCTTTAAATAGTTATATGTTAGCAGAGGATAAATATCCAAAAGATACTGAATTAGCAGAAGACCTATATATATCAGGAATAGGACACAGATTAGTTCTTCCAGATATAAATGAAGATAGTCCTTTTATGATAGAAAATCTTGATAGTAAAACAACATTTTGTGTTTATTCTAGTAGATTACCTCATAAGAAACTATTTGGTTGTACTTATACGAGAGGTGTTAAGGATTACACGATAAAAGGTAGTGTATATACGAAAAATGCTTATTATGAAATGATTAGTCCAAGCGTTGCATCAGCATTTGAAGTTAAACTTATAAAACCTACTATATTAAATGAAATCCCTATATTTGAATATTACTTAAATAAATCAAGAATAGGAATTATCGAAATAGTTATGGATATATTAAATAACTTAAATAGAATTACATCTGATGAAATGGACGGATTAGAACAATTTATACAAAGCTTACTTGTATTTGTTAATCAAGATATTGATAGAGAAGATTATGAAGGATTACTTGATTTAGGAGCAATTAAAATCGCAACATCAGATCCAAGTAGACCAGCAGATTTAAAATTAATATCAAATGAAATAAAACATGACAATACAAAAGTATTACATGATAGATTATTCAATACTGCTTTAAATATTGTAGGTATTCCTAAAAATAGTGATAAAGCAAGTGGTGGAGATACAGGACAAGCTAGATATTTAGGTGAAGGTTGGACAATGGCTGACGCAAGAGCAGATGGCGATGAAATGGAATTTAAAAGATGCTCTAAACCAGAACTTAAATTAATTTTAAGAATATGTAGACTTGCTCCAAATAGTCAAATTAAAACATTAACATTAAAAGATATAGATCAAAAATTTACAAGAAATAAATCAGATAATTTCTTAGTTAAATCACAAGGTATGATGAATCAAATTCAAAGTGGTATATCACCAGATGTTGCTATGACAACAAGTGGATTATATAGTGACCCAAATGAAACATTTAATAAATCAATGGAATTCTATGGTGGTATAGAAAATTGGATTAAATTATTTGTTGGACAAGCGAATAAACAAATAAAACAAAATAACGAGAATAGTGATGGAAGTCTTAATAAGACGACATCTGCCTCAAAGGATGAGTCTGGAGAGGTTAATAAATAGGCATTATAAGAAACTTTGAAGGAAGTACAACTTCTATAAAGCCTTATAAGTAAGTCCAATCCAAAGAAACTTTAGAAGCCTTTGGAATTTTGCCGAAATAGCTCAATTGGTAGAGCAACTGTTTTGTAAGCAGTAGGTTGTGAGTTCAATTCTTACTTTCGGCACCATATTTCGATGATGTAACGGTAGCATAACAGTCTCCAAAACTGTTTGTCTAGGTTCAAATCCTAGTCGATTTGCCATCTGGTATTGGTCTAATTTGGTAAGACTCTACATTTGGGATGTAGAAAGTGTTGGTTCGAATCCATCATACCAGACCATTTAGTATACGAACTGATTTATCAGTTTATATAAATTTGCTTATTGTAGAGAGCATAAATCTACAACACTCCATTGATGAGACGAGACATCCATAAAAACGTAAGAGTGGGAAAGGTATAAAAGTGAAAGAAGAAATCGAAAAAGTATTAAGTGATGAAACACTTACAACTAATGAAGAAAGAGTTGATGCTATTGCGAAGAGTTTAGCAACATTAATGATTCCAAAAGATAAATATAATGATTTAAATGCTAAATATAAAACAGTAGAAAGCAACTATTCTACATTATCAACTGAATATGATGATTTCAAAAAATCAAAAATGACTGACGATGAAAAAAGAGAAGCAGAGTTAAAACAATTAGAAGTAGATAAAAAAGCAAATGCACTTAAAACAAGTGAACTAGCAGTAAAAAGTTTATTCCTAGATAATGGAATTAAAATTACTGATGAAGACAGTGAATTAAAAGAAACTTTACAAAATATTATAAGTGAAGATTGTGATAAATCAGTAAAATTAGCAAATAATTTTATTACATTATTAAATAAAACAAAAGAGCAAACTAAAAATGAAACTACTACAGAATTGTTAAATGGCACACCAAAACCAGTAGGTGGTACTCAAAGTGCTAATCCTGTTGATAAGGTTGCAGAGTTACAAAAAGAACTTGAACAAGCAATAAAGGATAAGGACTTTTTGAAACAAACCGAATTAACTACTCAGATTTTCAAAGCAGAACAAGAAAAAAAACTAAATAAGTAAAGTGTGGCACTCGTTTAGAAAAAGGGATAGAAATTTTAAACGAGGTGAATAAAAATGACAGGTGCTGAAACAGTACAAAGCTTTAGTTGTCCTAATTATTCAGGATTATTATACAACAAAGCAAATACAAAAACTCCATTTTTAAATATGATAAGTGGAAAAGTAAAATATACAAATTCAGTAGAATTCGTATGTGGACAATATTATACAAGCGAAGAAGGAGCAATACCAGAAATAAGTGAAACAGCTTCATTAACAGCTCCAACTGCAGCATTTGTAACAAGAAGTCAAATGAGTAATGTTACTCAAATATTTATGGAATCAGTTGCTATTTCATATGCAAAACAATCTAATATGGCTACATTAAGTGGTGTTAACTTAGCAGGTCAACAAGCTAATCCACAAGATGAATTATCTTTCCAAGTTGCAAGAAAGATGGAAAAAATCAAGAGAAGTATTGAAAAAACATTTATTCAAGGAACTTATAATAAAGCAACAACTGACGCAACAGTTAATAAAACAAGAGGTATGGTAGCTGCAATTACTACTAACGTAATTAGTGCTGAAAGTGGCAAAGGTGATAGTAAAGTTAATGCTCCATTAGATATGTGGTTAGTTAATGATTTAGTTCAAAAAATCAATGACAATGGCGGAGATATTTCTAATATTGTATTATTAATGAATTCAGTTAACTTATTACAATTACATGGTGATGCTATAGAAATGAAAATGCCAATTGGAGAAGCTTATATGAGTGCTTATGGAATTCAAATAAGAGATTTAATATTACCAGTTGGAACAACAGTTCATTTAGCAATAGGTGAATTTATTCCAGCAGGAACAGTATTAGCAATTAATCCATCAGTAATTGGACCAGTTGAACAACCAGTTCCAGGTAAAGGTAACTTCTTCTTAGAAGAATTAGCAAAAACAGGAGCAGGAACTAAATATCAAATCTTTGGTCAAATTGGATTAGACCACGGTCCAGAATGGTTCCACGGAAAAATTACTGGATTAAATACAACATTTACTAAACCATCTAAGGAAGTAAAAGTTAATGTAACTAATACTACAACAAATCCAGTTAATACAAAAGCAGTTACTGCTTAATATAACTTTTTAAGTAAGGAAGTGTATTTATGAGCCAAAAAGAACAATTAAAGAAAATGCGACTAGAAATCTTAGGCGATGTAGCCAATCAGTCAAAGGACGAAGAGTTTAAATTAAAACTAGATGACGCAGAAATTGTGGCTCTAAATACACTTTATCCTTATGATTTAACAAAAACAACAATAAATGCTGAAAACAACAAGCGATTAGCGAATTGGCAAACAAGATGCGCTATTGAATTATACAAAGCTATGGAAAGAGTTGGATATCAATCTTACAGTGAAAATGGATTGTCAGTTCAATTTTTAACATCGCTATTATCAAACGATCTGTTAGGAGAACTAGTTCCAAAGGCAGGTATTCCTAAATGATACCAATAGTTAATATAAATCCTAACAATTGGGGAAAAGATGTTTATATAGCAAGTAAAGTTGGAACGCAACTAGATATTGAAGGTAATGAAATTAATGTATATGAAAAGCCAAATAGTGAACCATATAAATTTAATTATCAACCAGTTAATACCAATGCCGATATTGCAGAGTTTGGAGAAAAAGCAAGCATAATGAAAAAAGCAGTTATCCCTATATCATATCAAGGTCAATTTAAAGAGTTTGATGTAGCTTATCTTGACGGTGTTACACCTGATGGAGAAGAGAATCATGGAGATAATGCAAATTATAGATTATTACCACCAAGAGATGGTAATTCAGTTATAATTATATATTTTGAAAAACTTACAGGGAAGTAGGTGTAATTATGTACAAATTTACAAATGGTGTAGTAGTTTTTGATGAAAAAACAAGGGATGACTTTATTAAAGCAGGTTATAAACTTGTTGAAGAAGAAAAAATAAAAGAGGTCAAATTAGAAGATGAAAACCCTTCTAACGATGGAACTATCGAAGAAAAGCCTAGAGGAAGCAAAAAAGTTTCTAAGTAAATATCAAGAAGCCTATTCAAAAGGTATTGATAATGCCGTTAAATATGCCACAGAAATGATGTATAACAAAGTATTAGAGTATTGCTATGCGAATGGTATTTCTAATCATACAAGCCAAATACAGTGGCAATATGACGATAATACAAAGACTGGTAGAGTATGGACTAATGATATGGTAATTATCTTTAACGAAATGGGTACAGGTATTGTAGGTTCTAACAATCCACATCCTAATCCAGATGGACCTTTTAAATCGTGGAGATATGATGTTAATGAACATGGTGAAAAAAGTTGGAAGTATCCTAAAGAAGATGGAACTTATGGTTGGACCAAAGGTTTACCAAGTAGGCATATGTTCTATAGTGCATTTCAAGATATTAAAAGCGAAATAGGAAACATAGTTGACATTGAAATAAGAAAGACAGTAGGTGATTTATATTGATAGTTGAAAATATATTTGAAGATAAAATCTTCCCAAAATTAAAAAAATATGTTGAAGAAAAATCAATATATAAACCAACAGTTACAAAAGCAATGCCACAACAAAGCAAAGTATTTCCTATAGTACCAGTTAAATTACTTCCAGTAACTAATAAATATAATAATTTAAGTTATGGAGAAGAAACTTATACATTCGGTATTGAAATAAATGTTTATTCAATGACAAGTGGAAAAGCATCAAAAAGAACTGTCTGTAATGAAGTTACTAAACATGTAGTTAATTATTTCAAAAATAATTATCATGTAACCATTAAAACAGAATTAGATGCAATAAATGCTGATTCTAATGTACATAGAAATATAATTAAAATAACTGGCAAGTTAGATACAAAATATGGATTAGATAATTTAGTTATTTATCCAAATTAAACGAATGTAGCACTTCAAATTGTAAGGGAAATTACAATGAGAGGTGAATAAATAATGTTAGATTTAGGTATTGAAATCAGAATAAAAGAAACTTCTGATGCAAAATTTCCAAAAGAAAAATTAGTAGCAGTTAAAGGAGCTCCAGCAACTGGACAAGCAGGTGGAAATGTTGAAATAACAACTTCAAGTGACCCAGTAAAGGTATATATTCCAGATAGACCTGATACTGGTGATATGGACTTTACTTATAACTATAGTGAAGCAAATTTAACAGCTGTAACAGCAGTGTGTGATAAAACAGCAAAAGATATTTTAATTAAATATCCAGACGGAACAGGTGCTTTATATAAAGGTGTTTGTCAAACTTGGAGAAATGAAGTATCAGTTGGTGGTGTACTTGAATGTACATTACATACAGTTCCAAGTACACAAATTGTTGATAAGTCATCAACAGAAGTTACTGCATTAATAGCAACTGAATAATTAGGGAAAGACAATGAGAAAATTAAAATTAAAAATAAACGATAAAGATTACATTTTAGAAATGACTAGAGATAGTATTAAATGGCTTGAAGCAGTTGGATTTAGTATTGAAGAGTTTGATAAAAAGCCAGTTACATTTTATGACTTAGTATGGACAAGTTTATTTATTACTAATCATAAAGATGTTAATCCAAGTTTAGCAATCAAACTAATGGACACTTACAAAAAAAGTGGTAAAAATCCAGCTAAAGTAGTTAGGTTTGCAATTGAGGAGTATCAAACTTTTATGAATGCCCTAGCCGATATAGACTCGAAGGAGAACGACGAGGAACTAGAGATAATCGAATAAATAACGATATACAAGAAGAAAAAGGCAAGCGATATAAGAACTTAACAGATTGGTTTTATGATTTGTTGCCTATGGCAATCACATACGGTATGTCTGTGAAAGAGTTTTGGGAAGATGACCCAGACCTATTCTGGGCATATCGTTTTTCTTATTTTACAAAGTTAAAATCTGAGCAAGAAATATTTAACAATAACGCCTGGCTACAAGGGGCATATTTTCATGAAGCGATAACAGTTGCTTTATGTAATGTTTTTAGTAAACAAAAAGTTAAATATTCTGAAAAACCATACGGCTTTGAGAGGGCAGAAATTACTGAAGAGCAAAAGAAAAAACAAATAGAAATGAATGTTGCTGATATGAAAGCAAGAATAGCTCAAGTAAATGCAATAAGAAAAAATAGCACTACCGATAGGGAAATAACCGAGAAGGTAGGTGAAAAAATAAATGGATAATTCACAAACATTAGAATTACAAATTAAGTCAAAAGCACAAGAGGCAAAGGCAAGTGTTGAAAGCTTAGTAAAAAGCTTAACTAATGTTGAAAACGTATTGACAAATATATATCTAGAGATGGGTAGTATAGAAAAGAAAACTGATTCTAGTATTAATAAAGCAACAACAGCAACAAAAAATATAAATCAATTAAAGCAATCAACTGATAAAGCAACTAGTAGTGCTGATAAACTTGGGAATGCATTTAAAAAAGTTTTTACATTCGCAGGTGTTAAAAGATTAACAACAACTGCATTAGGTTGGACGAATGAAGCAATTGATTATACAGAACAATTAAACTTATTTAATGTTGTATTTGATAATACTGAGAAAAATGGAAAACAGATGTTTTCTGAATTAGGAAAGTCTGCTTTACAATTTCAATATAAAATGAATGAAGCATTCGGAACTAATAAAACACAAACATTATATATGCAAGGTATATTTGAATCAATGGGTGAAACTGTCGGTATAGAAGATAAGTATTCATCTATAATGTCTGAGACGATGACTAAATTAACTTATGATTTAGCATCTTTATATAACAAAACAGAAAAAACAACCGCAGAGGCAATTAGAGCAGGGGTGTATGCTGGACAAACAAAACCTTTAAGAAGCTATGGAATTGATGTTACTCAATCTAGCTTACAACCAATAGCTGAATCGTTAGGAATAACAGAATCTGTAAAAAATATGTCTCAAGCCGAAAAAGAAATACTTAGATATATAGCAACATTGAAACAAGCAAAAATTGCAATGGGTGACCTTGCTAATACTGTTGAATCTCCTTCAAACCAATTGAAAATATTTAGACAGCAATTAGTAGAAGCAAAAGTTGCTTTATCAAGCTTATTTATTGGCACTTTTTCAAAAATATTACCATATGCAAATGCAATACTAATGGTAATTAAAGAAGTCTCAAAAGCAATTGCAGATATGTTTGGTATCGAATTAAAAGATTACAATTCCGGTATAGCAAGCCAAGAGGGTATTTATGATGGAATTGCAGATAGTGCAGATGATGCTGGTAAAGCAGTAAAAGAACTAAAAAGACAAACATTAGGCTTTGATGAAATACATAATATAAATGAAAATAACAATAGTGGAAGTGGTACATCTGTTAGTGGTGGAATAGACCAACGATTATTAAATGCCATAACAGGTTATGACAATGGTATGGACAAAGTAAGAATGAAAGCCGCTGAAATCAGAGATAAATGGATGGAAATATTGGGATTTCACAAAGAAGTTGACCCATTGACGGGCGAGATAACATTTAAGTATGGAGGAATTGGCAAAACACTAAGTAATATTTGGAAATCATTTAAAAGATTGTCCACGGAAGGCAAAGTTTTGGTCGGATTAGGATTGGTAGCTGGTGCTACTAAATTATGGAACACTGGTAAAAAACTTATTACTGTGTTCGGAAATAGTGGATTAGCTAAAGTAATGAAAAGTTTATATAATCCTACTTCATCACTTTTTTCTAGTATGTTGATTGGATTAAAAAGTTCACACTCTAGTCTAAAAACAGGTATGCAATCTTGGAAAAAACAAATGGGAATTATAAATTCTACAACTGGCAAGGTTGATGGGTTTAAAGGTGCATTAAATGGTGCAAAAGTTGCAATGCAAGGATTAATAACAGGAGCTGTGGGCTTGTATGCTGTAAGCAAATCTATGAAAAGCTTATCAACTGATGGAGCTAATTTAGCTAATGTTCTTGGATTAGTGACTGGTAGTTTAACTACTATTGCGAGTGGTGTTCAAATTGGAGCTATATTTGGAACGTGGGGAGCTGTTATCGGTGGTGCAACAGGTGCAGTGCTTGGATTAATTAGTGCTATTGGCGGATATGAAACAGCCAGTGAAAAAATGATTAAAAGTTCTGAAAAAGATTTAGAAACAGCTCAACAAAATTTACAAAATTATTATGACACTAAAAAAGCAATTGAAGATAGTATGAATAATGAACTTGCATTTCAAGATTATAATAAAACGCTATTAGATGAATTAGAACAATTAGTTGAAGCTAATGGTAAAGTAAAAACTGGTTATGAAGATAGAGTTAAATTTATTCTTAATGAATTAAATTCAGCATACGGAACTGAATATTCAATAATTGATGGTACTATAAGTGGCTATGAAGATTTAAAAAAATCAATAGAGGATGTAATCCAAACAAAAAAAGCCAACATAATGTTAGATGCCGAGGAAAAAAATTATAAAAATGCTATACAAAATCAAAAGCAAGCATGGAAAGATTATAAAGTCGCTCTTAAAAAATATAACGAAAACAATGATAAGGCAAATGAAATATTGAATAAAAAATATGAATTAGAGAAACTTGCTGGTACACAGGCTTATAGAAATTATACATACTATTCAGAATTAACAAAAGAGACATATAAAGGGCAATATGCCTATAATGCTATAACAAAAGACTTAAAAACATATAATGAAATTTTGGATAATAATCAAAAAGCCTTAAATGATAATAGAACAACTTTTGAAAACTATACAAATGATATTGTATTTTATGAAAATTTGCAAACAGCGATATTATCAAATAATGTAGAAAAGCAAAATCAACTAATAGAAGAAAGATTAAATACAATTACTACTGCAAATGGAGAAGAAAAACTATCATTATCAGAACAATTAGAATACTATGATGATGTTGCAAACAAAAAAATTGAAATATTAAAGAATAATGGTGTAGAGATAACCGATGAAATGAAAACACAAGCGTATGCTCAAAAACAAATTTTAATGGACAATTTAATTGAACAATCAAAAACTATCGGTTTGAACGATGATGTTATTGAATCGTGGCGTGATTTGGCAAACAATAGTACAGAAGAATTTTCTAAAGTTTTTAATAAACTGCCAATCGAATTACAAAATGAATTGTTGCCAAAGTTAAAACTTTCAGCATCCACTTTAAGCAAAGCAATAAATTCTGGTATTAAACTAGATGGAACTGAACTGTTTAAAAGTTGGAATAATATTTTTCAAACTATAATTGAAAAAATAAATAAATTAACTCATTTTAACATTAAACTTCCTGATTTATCTTCACTGTTAATAAAAACTCCAAATTTAACTAAAACTTTGTCAAGTTTGGGGTTTAAAGCAAATGGTGGTATATATTCAAATGGTTCATGGAAAGACATACAACAATACGCAAACGGTGGAGCACCATCACAAGGTACATTGTTTTGGGCAGGCGAAGCTGGAGCAGAAGTGGTAGCACATGCCAATGGCAAAACAGAAGTATTAAATCAATCGCAAATTGCAAGTGTGATATATAGTGCAACATTAAGCGCGATGTCACAAGCTATGAGTCAATATAGTGGACAATCTAGTGAAATAGATGTTCATGTTCATACAGATGAAGGTACAGTTATAGATAGAATAAACCAAAAAACAAGACAAACCGGAGTTTGCCCTATTAACATACCAATATATTAACAAATGTTATTGTTCAGATTATTGTTCAGAACAAATGTAGTTTTGTAATGATTCTATGTATTTTAATTCTTCATCATAGTTTATGTCATAATCGTTTGTTTCTTGTGTTAAATATATAGTTTTGTTATCACGCACGACGGTATAATTCCAACCTTTTTCGCCCTCTGTTGATGAATAACACAAACCATTATCACATATTAATTCTTGTTGCCATTGCTTTTCTTCGCTGATTGCCTCAGAAATTGTATTATATGTAGTTTTGTATTCATTTTTATAATATACGATTTTATTATTAAAATATTTGATTGTTATAAGATGTTCGTCGTTGACATTAGCATCATTTTTACATATGGTAATCTTTTCTTTCTCACATCCACATAACATCAAACAACATACAGCAATAAATAATAATTTTTTCATAAACTCTCTCCTATAAATAAATTATAACATGTGTAGCACTTTCTTTCAAGGGAAAGTGAAAGATGGTGAAATTATGATAAAAGAATTTACCTCAAATGGCTATAAATATGTATTAGCAGGTCCTGTGCTTGTGGTATCAAAAGTCAAATTAAATAGCGTAGATATATCTAAATATCTGTCAAACAGCACAAAAATAAGTTGGTATGATGTATCAAAAAATAGCGGTCGTGATGTTACTAATGCAGATGGTACTATGGTACTTAATGTAATAAACACTAAATGGAGAATTGATTTAGTGAGCAGACCACTTACTGATGATGAAATTGTAGACTTCTATGCCGAAATAATTAAAGCTCCAACGTTAAGTGTAGACTTTCTAAATCCGTTTACTAAACAATGGCAAAATATAACTTGCTATCGTGGAGATAGAGTTGTGCAATCTATGCTCCCTTATCAAACGCCAGATGGACTTATAGAATTATATAACCCTGCCTCACAAGCAGTAATAGAATTGTAGGTGGATTATGGCAAGTACAAATTTTATAAACGAGTGTAAAAATAGGGCTAATTGTAATCGTTTAGGTCAAATAATTGTAGATGGTATAGATACACCGATTACCAATTCAGATAATTTACAAAGTTTTGAAATAGATAGTGGTTGTTATGTTGATGGCAATATCATCGGTTCTGTATACGCCAAATGCTTGAAAGCTAATTTTATAGCTGACTCAAATAATTTAACAGATAAATCTATACAAGCTAAAATTGGTGTTAAATATGCTGATTTAAGCAACGAATATATAAATATGGGTAAATATAAGGTAGAACGTCCAAAAAACGAAATAACAGTACAATATAGTCAAATAACAGCATATTCTGACTTGTATACTTATTTGGAACAAAAATATGTATGTAATATCGATTTTGAGGAAACAGATGGAAATGGAAATTTAATAACGAGGACCGTATCAGATTTGTACGCTGATGTATGTGGGCAACTAGGGTTAACACCAAAATCGTTGAACTTTGTAAATAGTACAATTCCCATTGCTAACAACCCATTCACAAATGGAGAAAAAAATAGAACAGTATTACAGATTATTGCCAAAGTATCATGTTCGTTTGTCGATATAGATAATGACACAAATGAAATTGATTTATGCTGGCTTAGTGATAATGAAGAACCAAATTATACATTTTACAAAAGTGATTATGCAAGTGTAGAGGGCGGACAAGTTGTATGCGGTCCAATAAATTGTTTAATAATCAAAAATAGTAAAATTGATGATGAAAATTTAACGATTAAAGATGAAGAAAGTATTGAAATAAATGGTGAACACTCAATAATTATTAGCGAAGATTATATATTACATAATGCAGAATTAAGACAACAAGCAATTAATTCTATATGGAACAGAGTGAAGGGTTTAAAGTATGTAGATTGTAAATTGATTACATATTATGGTAAACCATTCTTAAAACTTGGGGCTAAAATTAGAGTTTATATAAGTACTACAGAATATTTTGATACTTATGTTTTAAAACACAAATTTACTTATGATGGTACATTTGCAAGCATTATTGAGAGTCCTGCATTGACAGAACAAGAAATCAAAACAAAACAAGATACAAATTTAAAAGAAGCATTAAAGAATACACAAATTGATATTAATAAGCAAAAACAAGAAATAAATTCAATAGTATCTAAAACGGATGAATTATCCGAGAGTATTGTTAAGGTAACTCAAACGGTGAACGATTATGACATATCTATAAAAGAGGTACAGAAAAATTTAGACACAACCAACGGAACTATAGAAAGTTTAGAAGGTAAAGTAACCGACATGAGTTTCAATTTTAGTACAAAAGGGTTGTCGGTTGGGACATCAAATGACTCTAATAATTTATTATTAGATAACACTGGTATAAGAGTATATAATTATGAAAAATTAAATGCAATTTTCAACAACAAGGGCAGTGGGGTTGATAAACTTATTGTAACCGGAACAGCACAAATAGGATATTTGAAAATTGTAAAATCAATCCGTGACAATGAACCAGTCACTAAAATATTTCATTTAAATAAATTAATCGAACAATTAACAGATTTGGAGTGAGAATATGGCATTAAATACAAAAGAATTAACAGCGGTAGGAAGCAACGGAAAACACAGATTTACATTAAATGTTAATGAAACTGAGATATCTACTGCCACAAATAAATCTAAAGGTAATTTTACTTTTAAATTGTCGCCAGAAAAAACCAGTTGGAATTGGTCTAATTGGGGAAGCCAAATTTCATATAAAATTACAATTGGAACTCAAACATTTACAGGTACGATACCTAGTTATGATGGAACGAGTACGGTAACTTTAAAAAGTGGTAATTTTGAAATAAAACATAATGATGATGGAAGTAAAACGATAAGTATTAGTTTCAGTATTACAGATACAACAGGTAAAAATTATACACCGGGTAGCGTTAGCAAAAGTGGAACAATGAAACTTACTGATATTCAAAGAGAAAGTGATGTTAGTTGTTCTAGTCCCTACATAGGAGATACAGCTATTATTACCGTTGATAAAAAAAATGAAAATTTTACATCAACCATTTGGTGTAATATAGGTTCGTTACTCAATATACCTATAGCAACAAAATCAAAAGAAAAAGTATTTTCTTTGAATACATCAGAAATTGCAGATGACATTTATTCAGATATGCCGAATTCTAAAGAAATCAACGGAATTGTTGTTTGCGAAACATACAATGGAAACACAAAAATTGGAACTTCAATAAATGATTTTAATCTTTATGCTAAAGAGAGCGTTTGCAAACCTGATGTTGCCGCAACAATTATCGATACTAATGAAAAAACTATAGCTATAACTGGTGATACTAGCAAATTCATCAAATATGTTTCTAAGCCTAAAGTAACAATAACAGCAAATGCAAAAAAATCTTCGACAATCAAAAAAAATTATATAAATTTAAACGATGGACAAACATCTGATTCACAAGAATGTATTTTTAACACGATTGGTTCAAACAATATAACAATTGGTGTAACTGATAGTAGAGGTTATTCAAATACAAAAAATATTGATATTTCAGAAAAGATGATTGATTATATCAAATTACATATTAATAATATAGAATTAGAAAGAACCGAGCAAGTGTCAAATGAAGTAATATTGAATGTTAATGGAGTTTGGTTTAACGGAAATTTCAATGAAGAAAATAATAATGTTTTAACCGCAAAATTTCAATATAAAAAAACAAGTGAAAATGAATGGTCCAAAGAAAATATTATAACTCCGACAATTGATAACAACACATTCAAATTTATCGATGTTTCTTTGGGTAATTTGTTTAGTTATGATGATGAATATCAATTTAAAATAATTATAAATGATAAAGTAATGGTTGTTGGAAGTGAAAACAAGGACATTATAACTGTTCCAAAGGGACAAGAGATTATTGCAATTGGCGAAAATGGCATTTGGGTAGATGGTTTTGTGAAGATTTTTAATAATCCAATAATCGAAAGTGGAAGTAATGATAATGGTGAATATGTAAAATTCTATGATGGAACTATGATATGTAGAGGTATAGTAAGACTCACATCTAACGAACAAAAAACATCTGGGGGATTAACATATTATTGTGCAGATACTTATATAAATTTTCCATTTGAATTTTCTAATATGGATGTACAAAAAATTCAAATGACAAGTGAAGTACGCCACGAAAATATGAATTATATATGTAATACTTATGCAGTGCCACAATCAAAAACTCAAGCAAGAATTTCACTACAGACAACTCAAAAAAATTATGAAAGAGGGATAATGTGGACAGCAATAGGAAGATGGAAACAATGATTGGTGGTGAACAAATGAAAAAAGTAACAGAAAACATAAAAATGATTAGATATTTGATTGCTACATTAATTGTTGTATTAACTACTTTGTTTGGAGCATTTAAAATATATACTGAAACAGTAAACCATTTAGAATCGATGAATAAGACAGTATTAAGGTTGTCAATATGGAGTGAAGAAATGCCTATGCACGATAGATTAGAAAGTTGTGATACATATTTATCTTTAGGTTATAATTCTGAAACAAAGAAATATTGTGAAATATTAATCACGAGATACGGAAGTGAGGTTAATAAGAAATGATAAAAATAGATGAAGAAAGAATGTTTGACAAAACCTATATAGAGATAGGATTTATTAGCGAAAACAAAGCAGAAAGCATAGAATTTGAAATACCAGACTATTTGAAAGAGTATAGTAAAAAGTTATGTATTAAACCAAGAGGTGGAGAAGAATATACAAAACAATTTGATGGTGTTACAAGTAATGTATTTACATTTACAAAAACGGAAACACAATATAGAAGCCTAGAATTATCTGTAGAATTTTTTAAAACTGAAAATGAAATAGTGTATAAAACGAGTGTATTAACAGTTGTGTTTAATAATTCAATCGTATGTGATTCTGATGTTGAACCAGATGACCCTAAAGTAGTTGTACTAGATGGTTTAATTGAAAAGGTAACAAAAGGTATAAATGAAACTAATAATTTAGATATTGATATAGATGAAAATTCAAATGTAACAATCACCAAAAAAGATGGAATGACAAAACAAGTTAATGTCAAAGGCTCTAAAGGAGATAAAGGAAATCCTGGAATACAAGGCGAAAAAGGAGAACAAGGAGAACGAGGTCCTCAAGGCGAACAAGGAATACAAGGTATTCAAGGTGTTAAGGGTGATAAAGGAAACGATGGTGTTGTACAAGATGTTTTAGTAAATGGTGTATCAACACTAAATGGAACAAATTCTAATATCAACATAAAAACAATAAATGGACAAGATATTACTGGAACTGGTAATATTGAAATAACAAGTGGTGTTAGTGATGTTTTAGTAAATGATGTGTCAGTTGTTAATAACGGAGTTGCCAATATAGATATAAGTGGCAAAGAAGATAAAGCAAATAAAGTGACTTCACTAGATGGCAATTCAACTAATGTTCAATATCCTAATGCTAAAGTTGTTTATGATGAATTAAGTAAAAGATTAAAATATAAAGGACACGTTAATTCAAAAGAAGATTTGCCAACTGCTGGACAAGTTAGTGGAGAAACTATAGAACCCAGTCTATCTGTAAGTTATTTAAATGGTGGTAACAAAAGTACTGTACAAAAATATTATGCAAAGAAGCAATATTTCTTAAGTCAATTTACAAATGGGAGTAATTATGGAGTTCTTTCAACAGATTTTCCAGAAATTGTTGATGGAGTTTGTCTTGGCTTTAAATCATTCGCAACTACTGTATTTGTACATTTAAATGCAACAGGCACAAAAACTGCTATTATTGATTATGATTCTTCTAATAAAGGAATGGTAGATTATGATGATGGAAGTGCTTGGGATAAAACAAAATCAACTACAATAACTAAGTCTGCTTGGGTAGCGTTATATAGAAGCCCAGGCTATGAAGGGGATTTTAGTGGAAATTTCCCAAACCCAATAAAATTTAAAATACCATCTAAAGACACTTTTGCTTTTGCTGATGGAACAGACTCGGTGGATGTAAACTACAAAAGTCTTACAAATAACAATTTCACATACAATTCTGGATATAAACTTTTTGAGTTTCCATCTGATAAGGATTTTAAATGGGTAACTACTACGCCTAGTGATATTAATGAAAACGATGTTTACACAGTGGGTGCTAACTATGATTTAGTAAGAGGTAATGTAGCTGAACAAAAATGGGAATCATTAGCACCTAAAAGCGATTTATACAAGACTTATACTGGTTATGATGAAACTAAAACACAAGTATTAAAAAATATAAATGGTACTCTAACATGGGTTGAAGAAGTAGGAGGTGAATAATGTGGAACAATTTATAACTTGGGATATATTAAAAACATATGCAACATTTGTAACAATCGTGTTTATGGTTGTAGAGTTTATCAAAGAGGTAAAATATATAAAAAAAATAAAAACAAGATATTTAAGTTTTTATGTTTCATTTATTTTATTGATGATAGTAAATGCTGTATCTGGAAATTTTAAAATAGTTGATATAATTTTGTATGCTTTAAGTTCTATGTCTATTAGTTTAGGCGCTAATGGATTAAGTGATTTCAATAAGAAAGAAGAGTGATAAAATGAAATATATACCAAGAACAACCGCACCAACAAAAAATAATAAATGCTATTATAGTAATAACAATAGATATTACCTAAATGGCTATGGATTACCAAATTGTACATGCTATGCTTATGGTAGAATTTTAGAGCTAATAGGCTATATTCCAAACGGATTACATTATGGCAATGCTGAAAACTGGTATCATAATACAAAAAGTCTAGAAAAAGGGCAAACACCAAAGCTAGGTTCAATAATATGTTTTAAAGGTAACAAAGGTCATGTAGCAGTAGTAGAGAAGATTTATGAAGATGGTTCTATTGATATTAGCAATAGTGCTTACAAAGGTACTTTATTCTATATGAAACACTTAAAAAACGATTACAAATATAATGACAAATATAAATTTCAAGGATTTATCTATTTGCCTATTAAGTTTGAAAATGATACTCCTAAAATTTCGTTTAAAACAGGTCAAATTGTAAGATTAAGTGAAAGTGCTACAGAATATCAAGGAAGTTCAAAAGGAATAAAAATACCTAACAACTACAAAAACAAAACATATACTATACTACAAGTAAGTAAAGATGGACAAACTATTCTTTTAAAAGAGTTATATAGTTGGGTTTTAGCAAGTGAATGTTCTATAGTAGAACAAAAAAAAGAAGTAAAGTATAAAGTTAACGCTTTACTTGGATTATGGATGTTAGATAGTAATGGCAAAAAAGTCAAAGTTTATAGAAAAGGAACTATTGTTACGTATTTAGGTTATGGTTACAGCAAGTATGGATATACATATTATAAGGTTAAGATAGATAGTACAAATCAAGTAGGCTTTATGGCTAGTAAGTTTTTAAAGAAGCAAGGTTAGTTTCTTGCTTTTTTTGGTCTTGTTTTTGGTCTTGTTTTGTTATAGAACTTTGTTATTTTTTTAAAAAAAACATTGACATATTAATATAGAAATATTGACATTTTACTATATATTTAAAGGGCTAGATGCCATTTTCCTTTATATATCAACATTTTACACTTTTGTATGATGTAGATTCTGGTCACTTGCTCCAATATAAAAATAACCCCCTAAAATGAACTGAACCCCAAAAATTGGACAGTTTATAAATAGTTTCTAATTAGAGGATTG